CGGCTGCGCGGGTTTACGACTTCGAGGGCATGGCGCACGACGCCGATTTGCAGGCCTTCGTGCTCGACAAAGGCGCCTCGCTGATCGCGTTTGCGCCCTGGGGTGTGCCGCAGCCGGGCCGAATCGCTGCCGGCATCGAACTCGACGTGACGGTCGGTTTTGGCGATGCCGCCATCGATGTGCCGGAGGCATTGCGGCAGGCGATCCGCCTGCTGGTCGCGCATTGGTACGAGAACCGCGGACTGGTTACGGCCGGCACGACGTTCGTGCTGCCGCGCACGGTCGCCGCTCTGATCGCGTCCTACCGGATGTTGTCGCTGTGACCGCGCCAGTGACGGAAATCGGGGATCTGAACCGCCGCGTCACGCTGCTGGCGCCGGTCGAGAGCGACGACGGCGAGGGCGGCGTGGCGCGCAGCTATGGCGCGGTGACGACGCTGTGGGCGCAAGTCGTGCCGCAGACCGAGCGCGCCGACATCGCCGCCGAGAGTCTCGGCGCTGCTTTGCTGACGCGCATCGTCATCCGTTACCGCGATGACGTCACCACGCGCCATCAATTGCAGGACGGTGCCGACATCTATCGCGTCATCGCCGCGCGCGCGAGCGCCGACCGCCGCTTTCTCGAAATCGATGCGCAACGACGGGAAGACTGAATATGCCCACTGCCGCTTCGGCTGCCTTACGCGCGGCCATTCACGACACGCTGATCGCCGACGCCGCGCTCACCGGCATGCTTGGCGGTCCGAAAATATACGATGAGCCGCCGCGCGCCGCTGCCTTTCCCTACGTCACGCTGGGCGAGACGCGGATCGCCGATTTTTCCGCCGACGGTGAAGCGGCCGAAGAGCATCAATTGATGCTGCACGCCTGGTCGCGCCAGGGCGGCCACAAGGAAGCGCATCTGATTGCCGGCGCGCTGTTGCAGGCGCTCGATGACGCGCCGCTCACGCTCACCGATCACACGCTCATCAATCTGCGGTTCGCCGTGGCCGATATTCGCCGCGAAGCCGACGGGCGCACTTATCACGCCGCGGTGCGCTTTCGCGCGGTGACCGAGCCGGCATAAGCAAGAGGAACCATCCATGACCGCCCAAAAAGGCAAGGACCTGCTCATCAAGATCAGCGATGGGGCAGGCGGCTTCACCACCGTCGCCGGCATGCGCACGCGCAGGCTGGCGTTCAACGCCGAGACCGTCGACATCACCAATGCGGAAAGCGCCAATCGCTGGCGCGAACTGCTCGACGGCGCCGGCGTCAAGCGCGCGTCCGTTTCCGGGCGCGGGCTGTTTACCGACGCCGCGACCGACGCCTCGATGCGGCAGACGTTTTTCGACGGCACGGTTTTGAATTATCAAATCGTGGTGCCGGACTTCGGCACCATGCAGGGCCTGTTCCAGCTCACCAATCTGGAATTCGCCGGCGAGCATAACGGCGAGGTCACCTACGATGTCGCGCTGGAATCGGCCGGCGAAGTAACTTTTACGGGCGTATGAGATGGCGAATATCCACCGCGGCGAAATCGAGGCCGAAATCGGCAACGCAAAGCGCAAGCTGGTGCTCACGCTCGGCGCGCTGGCCGAGCTTGAGGCCGCTTTCGGCGCCGCCGATCTGGTCGCGCTGACCGAGCGCTTCGGCGGCGGGCGGCTGGCGGCGCGCGATCTGACGCGCATCATCGGCGCGGGCCTGCGCGGCGCTGGCGAGGGTGTGAGCGATGACGACGTGGCGAAGATGGAAGTGGCGGGCGGCGCGCAAGGCTATGTGCGTATCGCCGCCGAATTGATCCGGGCGACATTCGGTGAGTGAACGTCAGCTCGCGCCGTTTCCTTGGAAACAGGCGATCGGCTTCGGGCTTGGCGTGCTGCGGCTCTCGCCCGAGCAATTCTGGCGCATGACGCCGCGCGAACTCGCCTACGCGATCGAAGCCGCAAGCGGACGCAGCGCGCCGCTCGACCGCACTGCGCTCACGCAACTGATGAAGAGATATCCCGATAGACGACCTTGATCCGGTTTCGAGCGGATCCGGCTCGATCAGCGATTTGTCGTCGCTGTACGGCAACCTGACCAGCCAGACCAACGCGCTGACGGCGAGCGCCAATAATTTCTCCAGCGCGATGACGCGCGCCTTCACGCAGGCGACCGCCGGCGGCAAGCAGCTCGACAGTGTGTTGCAATCGCTGGCGTTGCGTATTTCGAGCCTCGCGGTATCGGCGGCGTTCAAGCCCATCGCCAGTGGCATCACCGGCGCGGTCAGCGGCGGACTGACGCAATTGTTCGGTGGGGTGTTCGGCGGAGCCGGCAACGGACCGATAGGCAACCGGCTCGGCGCCATCAAGCCGTTCGCTTCCGGCGGCGTGATCGGGACACCGACATATTTCCCGATGTCATCGGGCGGGCTGGGACTGGCCGGCGAGGCGGGACCCGAAGCCATCATGCCGCTGTCGCGCGGCAGCGACGGGAAACTCGGCGTCGCCATGAGCGGCGCCGGGCAGCCGGCCAATATCAGCGTGCACATCGCAACGCCGGATGTCGGCAGTTTCCGGCGCTCGGAGGCCTATCTCACCGGGCAGATCGCGCGCGCGGTGGCGCGCGGAACAACGCAGTTTTTAATTCATGACCTCTTTCCACGAAATTCTGTTTCCGCTCGATATCGCGCTGCGCAGCGCGGGCGGGCCGCAGCGGCGCACCGATGTGGTCGTGCTCGGTTCCGGCGCCGAGGAGCGCAACGCGCGCTGGGCGCATTCGCGGCGGCGCTATGATGCCGGCTACGGCGTGAAAACTTACGACGCGCTCTCACAGGTGATTGCATTTTTCGAGGAGCGGCGCGGGCGGCTTTACGGCTTTCGCTGGCGCGACCGGCTGGATAATTCCTCGGCCGCGCCCGACATGGCGATAAGCGCGACCGACCAGGCGCTCGGTGTAGGCGACGGCACCACGGCGGCCTTCGCATTGGCCAAGACGTACGGCTCGATCTATTCGCCCTATCAGCGGCCAATCGCAAAGCCCGTGAGCGGCAGCGTGCGCGTGGCGGTGGCAGGGATTGAAGCCGCGGAGGGCACCGCGTTCACCGTCGATACGGCCACCGGGATCGTGACGTTTCTGTCCGGCCATATTCCAGCGAGCGGCGCGGCGGTGACGGCGGGTTTTTTATTCGATGTGCCGGTGCGCTTCGACACTGATTATCTCGAGGTCGACCTTTCGGCTTTTGCCGCCGGCGCTATTCCGAAAATTCCGCTGGTGGAGATCAGGCCGTGAGAAACATCCCCACCGCGTTGCAAGCCAAGCTCGACTCCGGCGTTACCACGCTGTGCCGCTGCTGGCTGATCACGCGCAATGACGGCGCCACACAGGGATTTACCGATCACGACGATGATGTCGCGCTCGGCACGGTGACGTGTCTCGCCGGCAGCGGGCTCACGGGTTCGGAAGCGACGCAGAAAATGGGCCTGGCGGTGGACGGCTCGGAAATTTCCGGCGCGCTCAGCGACGATTCATTGAACGAGGACGATCTCGCCGCCGGCCGCTATGACGCGGCGGCCGTCGAGCTCTGGCTGGTCGACTGGAGCGAGCCGGATCTGCGCGTGCTGCTGGCCAAAGGCTCGCTCGGCGAGGTCAAGCGCGAGGGCACGGCTTTCACGGCGGAAGTGCGCGGCCTCAGTCAAAGGCTGGCCGAGGATTCGGGGCGGCTGTTCACCGCGACCTGCTCGGCCGATCTGGGCGAAGCGCGCTGCCGCGTCGATCTGACCAACGCGCTCTATCATGGCAGCGGATCGGTGACAGCATTGCAGGCGGTCTCAAGCTTCGCGGCGAGCGGGCTCGATGCCTTCGCCGATGGCTGGTTCACCGCAGGCCTGCTCACTTTCACCGGCGGCGCCAATGCAGGACTTGCCATGGAAGTGAAGAGTCACGGCAAGAGCGGTGGCGTTGTGAGCTTCACGCTCTGGCAGGCGATGGCGCAGCCGGTCGCTGTGGGCGACACGTTCAGCGTGACCGCGGGTTGCGACAAACGTTTTACCACCTGCCTCAACTGTTTCAACAACGCGGCGAACTTCCGCGGGTTTCCGCACGTCCCGGGCAACGACTTCGTCATCAGCTATCCGGTGCCGGGAGAGCCCGGCAATGACGGCTCGAGCCTGGTCGGCGGCTAAGACATGACGCTCACTCGTTCTCTTATCGTCGCGGAAACGCGCACGTGGCTCGGCACGCCCTATCAGCATCAGGCTTCGCTCAAGGGCGTCGGCTGCGATTGCCTCGGGCTGGTGCGCGGCGTGTGGCGCGGCGTGATCGGCGCCGAGCCGGAAGCCGCGCCGCCTTACGCACCGGGTTGGGCGGAAGCGGCAAACGGCGAGCCCCTGGCGGAGGCGGCGGCGCGGCATCTCGTTGCAATTAATTGCACGGAGTTTTCCGGAGGTGACGTCCTGCTGTTTCGCTGGCGCTCCAACATGCCGGCCAAGCACGCGGCCATTGTCACGTCGTCGCAGACGATGGTGCACGCCCATGACGGCGCGGCGGTTGCCGAAGTCGCCATCGCGCCATGGTGGCGCAGGCGACTGGCCTATGCGTTCAGGTTTCCGGGCGTGGCGGATTGATCGGTGCAGATTTGCTGCCGGCCGGCGTTGGATGTGGACAACAGCCGGTGTCAAGGGTCACTTGACAGAGTCTGCTGGCGAACTTATTATGTAAAGCATAAGTTTACTACTGTGGGCCAAAGAAACGGCGATATTGGCTGGCTAATGATTGTAAGCTTCAAAAACAAAGCCCTGAAGGAACTGTTTGAAAAGGGCAAGACGGCCAAGCTGGATCGCAAGCTGCAAACGAAAGTGAGGTTGATCTTGGATGCTCTGGACCGCGCAAAGACGCCGGGTTCAATGGCGGTTCCGGGATTCGACTTTCATCCCCTTAAAGGCTTCAGGCCGGCGCGCTACTCCTGCCATGTCAACGGCCCTTGGTGTGTCACATTCGAATTCGACGTAGAAAACGCGGCGCGAGTTGACTACGAGCAATACCACTGACCGGCCGACAACCGACAACCGACAACCGTCGAGAAAATCATGTCTAAAGTCTATATCGCAGAGAGGCCGAAGCGCGCCCCGACTCATCCTGGGGAGCTTCTAAGGGAAGTCGTGCTGCCCGCCCTGAGGATGAGCGTAACGGATGCCGCCGACCACCTCTTGGTGAGCCGGCAGCAGCTCCATAATGTCCTTGCCGAGAGGGCAGGCATCTCTCCGGAGATGGCGCTGCGGCTTGGAAAGTTCTGCGGCAACGGTCCCGATCTCTGGATTTCGATGCAGCAAGCCTACGATTTGTGGCAGGCATCGAAGAAGGTCGGCAGGGAGGTTGGCCGCATCCGGACGATTGCGGCAGCGGCCACGCTCTAAGCGGTAGCGGCGCCATGACGGCGCGGCGGTTGCCGAAGTCTCGATAGTGCCATGGTGGCGCAGGCGAGTGGCCTATGCGTTCCGGTTTCCGGGAGTGGCGTAGAAACAAAAAGCCCCGGGCGAGATACCCGGGGCTTCTGAGTTCAAACATCAGGCAGCGACCGAAGTCGCGGCCCGCGCTCGTTAGAAATGATAGTTGATGCCGCCGCGGACAACGCTGACTTTCTCCGGCACCACAATCGCCGTAGCCGCGTAGGTCGTGTTGCCTAGATCGGCGTAGAGATATTCCAGCTTGGCGGACCACCTCGGAGCAAACATAACCTCGACGCCTCCGCCAACCGTCCAGCCAGTCCTGGTGGCGGTGGTGCTAAGCGCCGGACCACCGCCGCAGCAGCCGGTATCGACGGAGCCGAAAGCAACGCCGCCCGTCACGAACGGCATCCACATTCCCCATGCAAGACCCAAGCGCGGGCGAACGGTTGCGAGCCATTTGAGATTGGTCCAGCACGAACCGGCACACGTGGCCGCCGTCGATGTTCCATTGATGTTGGCCCAGTCCATGTCGCCTTCGATACCGACAACGATGTTATTCACTTGCCAGTTGTAGCCGAGCGTGCCGCCTACGATTCCGCCACTCTGGTTGTAAGAGCCGGAAGTTACGCCGCCCGCATTGGTTTGGTTGGTCCGGCCCCAGCCGGCGCCGCCATTGATGCCGACATAGAAGCCGGTCCAGTTATAGACTGGCGCCATCATCATCGGCGCTTTGGTCGGCATGTCCGCGGCCGAAGCGGTACCCACGAAACCTAGCGCGGCAATGCCCGCCGCTAGAACAAGAAGTTTTTTCATTTGACGCCCCATAAAGTTGTAAATTCAGAATCCAGAGACCGCCCGGCCAGTCGGCGCCGGAAAACCGGCACGTGACTTATGCTGCCTCCGACGTGGCCGCCTCGCTTGACGATCTGCAGGCGCAGGCGCCCAACCTGGAGCGCGTCGCCATTGTGGTGGCCTGGTTCGGCAATGATTTGCGCGCGGGCCAATGCCGCGTGAAGCCGGGTATCGATAATCGCGACAAGCAAACTTACGGCGCGACCTGGTCGGTCGCGGGCGTTTCGCGCGGCGACGCCTATCTGGTATCGACTGCTGGTGGCGTGCCCGCCTACGGCGGCACGCCGTCCGACCAGAGCGTGCGCGATCTGATCGCGGAGCTTAAAGCGCGCGGGCTCAAGATCACGCTCTACCCGTTTCTGGTGATGGACATTCCGGCCGGGAATACGCTCGCCGATCCATGGAGCGGCGCAGCATCCCAACCTGCCTATCCGTGGCGCGGACGGATCACTTGCGATCCGGCGCCGGGACAGAGCGGTTCGCCTGATGGCACGTCGGCGGCGGCGACGCAGGTCAACGCATTCTTCAGCGGCGGCAGCGATGCGTGGAATTACCGCAACATGATTTTACATTGCGCGTCACTGGCGGCGGATGCCGGCGGTGTCGACGCGTTTTTGATCGGCTCGGAGTTGAAATCGCTGACACGCGTGCGTTCGGCCTCGGGCGTTTATCCGGCGGTTAACGCGCTGGTGACGTTGGCCGCCGATGTGAAGGCCGTCGTCGGCAGCGCTACGGTGGTCACCTATGGCGCGGACTGGACCGAATACGGCGCGCATGTCGTGGACAGTGGCGCCAGCGAAGTGCGCTTTCCGCTCGACCTGCTGTGGGCATCGTCCGCCATTGATGCGGTCGGGGTCGATTATTACGCACCGCTCGCCGATTGGCGCGACGCCGGCAATCAGCTCGATCTTGCATTGACCGACAGTCCGTATCGGACGAATTATCTCGCGGGCAATCTCAACGGCGGCGAGGCCTACGATTGGTATTACGCCGACAGCGCGGCGCGCACCGCTCAAACGCGCACGCCGATCACGGATGGGCTCGGCAAGCCATGGGTGTTCCGGCAAAAAGACCTCTGGAATTTCTGGTCGCAGCAACATTTTGAACGTGCCGG